CCAGTTCCCTGACTATCAGTATTATATTTAACCTGTATATCTCCTAATTTAACTTCTTCAAAATTACCATCTTTACCAGTTGTACCTGTGATAGCTCCCGTATCATTTGCCAAAGCTCTGGCTAATTCATATTGTGCGTATTTGATACCATTAGGAATTTTAGAACAAGCTAATTCAACACCATCTACTTGATAATTATTTCTTGGAAACTTTAATGCCTGTCCATCATCACATCTATCTCCATAAAAAACTAAAGTATCAATCCATCTAGCAGCAGATATTAATGATCTTTTCTTTTGGTCATCTGTTTTATTTGTCCAAGTTGAAGAATCTGGAGAAGTATCAAAATAATCATTAGCTTCTGTCAATGTGACATAACTATTAGCATTTTCTCCTTTTATT